ATATTTATTTGTCTTGGATTAATTTAAGTGGTATTTTATATTTATGGGTTAATGCTAATGGCTTTTATCCTACTACAAATTCATTATTATATTATAAAATTATCGGTTAATAATAAGAATGGAAGAAGAATATAAAACAAGAATTACGGAACAATATTTAAATACTCGTAGAGAAGAAAGAAATAAATTATTAGCTCAAAGTGATAAATATTTATTACCTGATTTTCCAATAACTCCCGAAAACTTAGAATTAATTAAACAATATCGGCAACAATTGCGAGAATATATGAACTTAGAAGAGGTTATTAATTATAATTATTATAATGAAACACCAATTTTAGAATTTCCTAAATTTCCTGTTTTGGTTTAAAATATTATCTTATCATATTATTAGATATTACAATGGGAGATATTACAAGTTCGTTCCCTACTTCACTTTCCTATCGCATTCGTTCATTAGTCGGTAATATGTCACGTATTGGTGTTAAAATGACACCTGACCGCACAACCGGTATTGCTCCTAATGATATTATAACCCTTAAACTTCCTAATTCTTCACTTGTTGATTTAAAAACCTTTAATTTCTTTTATCAATTTACAACTACAGGCACTACTGGAACTTTTCTACATCCTCGTTATGCATCCTCGTTAATTGAGCGTATTTCAATCATTATTAACGGAAATACAGTAGATATACTTCCCAGTTATAATTTTTTATATAATACTCTTATGGATCTAGAAGGTTCTAGTTTCGATCAATTCTCAAAGCGTAATGTGACTGAATGGTTTGATCCATCTTTACGATTTATATCAAATGATCCTACTACTTCTGCTGATGTATCATTATCTGGAGACAATTGGACTAAGAGCGGGCAAAGTGCACCATCAAAAGTTGATGGTGCGATTACTCATTGGTTGGGGTTCTTGGGCTCGTGTGTGCCATCGTGCCTTGACACTTCAGATTTGGGTGATGTTTTTATTCAAATTCAATTTGCATCTCAATATGTTCTTCCAGCTACTATTAATGCTACATCACTAACTCTAGCCGGTGCTTCTTTTACTTTAGATAATATTTATGCTACTTGCGATGTTATTTCTTTTGCAAGTGATGAATATTATAATCTTAAAGCTTCTAAATTAGCATCTTCCGGACTTAATGTTGGTTTTTATTCTTATTTAAATGCTCGTTTTGCTTCTGTTACTAAAAATACTGGTATTAATGTTAATTGGAATGTCTCAGCAAATTCTCTAGATCAAATTATTTGCACTATGTGTAAAACAGATCAAAATAGCACTTGGAAGCCGATGATTGTTTATGGTTCAAATGATGCTGGTTCGACTGTTTATAATATGTCTCAAATCGTTGCAAATCCACTCGGACTAATTGATAATACCGGTGCTGTTAGAAGCGATAAGTTGGGCGATGGCTTTATGAACAGTTTTTATTTTATTAGAAACGGTCAAGCAATAAAAGAAAGTCGTATATCAATTAATAATCGTCCTTTAAATTATGGTTTTATCACTCCTAAGGAGATATTTATTGAAACTATGAAAGCCCTTGGATACAATCATATTGATTTAGGAACTAATGGTATTAATGCTTGTATTTTCTCTCTCGTTCATTTCTGTAAATATTATTTCGCTCATATCGAAGATCTCACCATACAAGATACTAGGGATTTCTGGATCTCAGGGCTTAATAGTCTGGGAAGCACACTTACAATTACTTGGGAAGCCAATTTTAACGGCACAAGTAACGTTCAAACCTGCATCCCAGTTCTATATGCTCGATTATCTAAAGTTCTTAACATACAAGCCGGTCGTAACATTACCGTTGTCTAAAAAAAATGATTTAAAATTATCATACATTTTCATATGCCAAAAACACCTATTAATTTTTCTAAAACAGTTATATATAAAATCTGTTGTAATGATGCTACTATTACTGATATTTATATCGGTCATACTACCAATTTAGGAAGAAGAAAATACGAACATAAATCTCACTGTAATAATGATAAAAGTAAATCATATAATTTAAAACAATACGAATTTATTCGTAAAAATGGAGGATGGGATAATTGGTCTTTAATTCAAATTGAAGAATATCCTTGTGAAAATGTTAATGAAGCTCGAGCCAGAGAAAGATATTGGATTGAAGAGCTAAAAGCAACTTTAAATAGTGATATACCAGGTAGAACTTTTAAAGAATATTGTCAAGATAAAAAAGAAATTATCATTGTAAAACAAACTGAGTATCGAGAGCAACATAAAGAAGAGATTGCTATAAAAAAAAAATTATATTATGAAGAAAATAAACAAAAAATAAGTCAATATAAAAAACAATATCGTAAGCAACATAAAAAACAAATATCAGAAAAAGCAAAACTATATTATGAAGAAAATAGAGAAAAAGTATTAAATAAACAAAAACAATATTATGAAGAAAATAGAGAAAAAGTATTAAATAAAATAAAACAATATCACAAAGAACATCGTGATGAAATTAATGCAATAAAAGCAGAATATCGTGAGAAACATCGTGATGAAATTAATGCAAAAGCAAAGGAAAAGATTAGATGTGATATTTGTGATTGTGATGTTCCTAGACGCCATATTTCTACTCACAACAAGACTTTGAAACATTTATCTAAGCTTAAATTAGAAGATGGAAGTAATTAGACATACAGCACCTATTTTTTTTAATGAATTAAATCGAAATGTTAAAAGTGAATATTTAGGTGAAAATATTAGAAAACCATCAATTGCTAATACATACCAAAATGAACCTTTATTTCAAATAACTCAAAATTTAAGTCGAAATTATGCAAGAGTAGGAATGCAGAAATTTGCTGATCCTTTTGCGTTTCATATGCGTCCGAATAATTTTTCATATGACGGTCGCAGAGTTGCAGTATTAGATACATTAAAAGTAAATGCAACTCGTGATAAACCAGATGTTGTAACCCTTAACCCACTAAAAGTCGTTGGATATTATTAATTTTTTTTTCTATAACTTCTATAGATAAATGGAAGAAGAACAGCCAAAAGTTAAATTAACAAGAGCTGAATTATTAGCTAAAGCCCGACAAGCAAAAGCAGAGAAAGCTAAGGCTAAAGCTAAAATTGCCGAACAAGAAGTAGAAGATATTATTCAAGAAGCGGATGCAACAAAACCTAAACCTAAACCTAAAACCAAAAAAACGGTGGAAGTTAAAGAATTACCTAAAAAAGAACCAGAACAAGAACCAGAACCTGAAATCGTTGAAGAGGTTGTTCGAATTCCTGCTAATCGCAAAAAGAAAATCGTTAAAAGAACCATTGAAATTGAAGAAAGCGAAACTGATGAAGAAGTAATTGAAGAAATCGTTAAAATACCTAAAATGAAAAAGGAAGTAAAAATATCACGAGAGCAAATGAAAAACAAACTATATGAAATTAATAAAGAACGACTAGCTAGTGAATTATTCTCCTAATTATTAATAAAGATGATTATAGAAAAGGCGGTTGAGAACATTGATAATAAACCTTTGATTATTAAAAAAAAAAAAGTTCCGCAAAGCACAAACAAATCATTACCGTTGTTATTTAATACGCAGTTGTATATCGGTTCAAAAGGCACAGGAAAAAGTTATAAATTAACTCAATTATTAAAATTATACGAACAATCAAAAATTAAAGATGATGATGGCGTTGAATATGAAATGAGGGTTATTTTAATTTGTCCTACTGCCAGTAGTGGAGCAAATGAAGTTTATAAAATTTTAAAATCATTAGATCAAGAACGAGATGTGCATCTAGATTATAGTGATGAATTAGTCCTTAAAATACTTGATGATATTAAAGCTAAATCAGCATTATATGATGATTATCTTGAATATAAAAAAGTTTATGATAAATTTAGAAAATATAAAAATGTTGAAAAATTAGAAACTGAAGAATTACAAACATTAGAAGAACACGATTTTATGTCTCCTGCCGAATGTTACGGTGAGATTAAACCAATTATTACCTGGATTGTATTTGATGACTTGATAGGTTTAGGTGCTTTTAATAAGAAAGCCAAATCAATTATATCTAATTTAACCATTAAACATCGTCATCTTAAAACCAATCTTATATTTACCACACAATCTTTTAAACAAATACCCCCAGTTATTCGCACCAATATTGATATATATTGTATATTCAAAAGTAGCAGTTATAAAGAAATTTTAGATAAGGTTTATGAGGATATATCAGGATTTGTTTCATTTGAAGACTTTATAGAACTTTACGAACACGCTACGGACGAAAAGAATGATTGTTTAACCCTTATTAATAATAGTATGGATAAAAAAGGTATTAGGTTTTACAAGAATTGGAATATTGAACTATTTGTTAAATAATTTTTGTTTTTTTTTCTATAAAATATATAGACAATGATTAAATCTAATATTTTAAAAACCATTCCTTATCCCGACGAATTTACCGAAGATGATAAAATTGAATATGATAAACTATACGCTCAGGCTAAACTAATTCACACGGATGTAGAACGAGACAATCCTTATATCATTCATATTGCTATTATCGCTCATATTAGAGCAAAAAATGGAATGGGTGTTGAATTTACTGACGAGGAATTAATGGATGTTAAAAACTCATATAAATTAAAATCGAAGGTTGTTGAATGTGATGCACCAGAAGAGCATTATATTTATGATAAAGAAAATAACCCAATGTATTTCCCCTCTAAAGTAACCATTAGTAGTGATGATGAAAATAAACCTAATATTATATTAGATAGTGAAGGAGCCAAATGTCAATAGATACGAAATATACTTATCAACCATTACCTTATAATATTACTGATAAAAATACCTATAATAATCGTCAAGGAGATTTACCTTCATATCAATATAAAAAACGGCGTTTAATATGGCTTAATACTGCTTATGCCACTAGTTCTGTTAATGATGGTGTAACAACTTATTATGAATTTTCATTTGATATTCCACCATTCCAATTATATAATACGACTAAATTGTCGGTTATTTCATTTACATCAAATGAAAATTCAGCCAAACCTCTTTATATCAAAATTAAGAATTTGAATTATGATGTCGGAAGCACTTATTGCACCGATAAAGAAGGTTTCCCGATGCTTTTTGTATCTCATTTAGGAGCAACCGGAATGATGTCAAATAATATTTATTCTCTTACATTAGTCCCTCAAATGATTAATAATATTACATTAAAAATTAATGATAGTTTCACCAGTCGTGATACAGGCTTTACAATTTCCGCACAAGGCACGGG